GTTCAAGCATAGCTTTTTCTTCTTCTTCTGGTTCTAAATCTAAGTATATACCAAAATCATAAAGATGTAAATCATCTATTTCATGTAATGTTGCTACATTAAATTTACCTATTGCCGCTTTTAAAGCATTGTTGGTTAAATCAAAATCAAGCATATCAGCTATTCTTAGCGATATATTTTCACATGTTCTTAATGTTAGATATAAACTAGCATTTAAAATATGTTTAGTAGCAATGTTTGAAGCGTTGGCAGCCATTTTTTGCAATCCCACTAAAGCGTCTTTGTCTGGTAAACTGCCGTCTCGTGCTTCATTAAGACCTGTTACGTCTCTTATCATCTGTAAATAATACTGATAAGTATTAATTAATGATGCTATTTTTCCATTAGCACTAGATGTTTGTAATTCTTGAATAGGTACTTTACCTCTGTTTGGATCACCGTCTTGTGTTAGTGATCTACCAACTATACTACCAGTTTGGAAATACATATTTAACGCCTCCTGTGGATTGTAGTTAGTACCATTACCTAAATCAACCTCTGCTAAACCATCCACATCTACAAACACACCATCTGGAACCATTCTAGCAATCACCTGTTGTAATTTAAGTGATGTAAGCTGTATCATATCAGCAAAACCAGTTATACGTCCCACAAGTGAATCTATACGACCTTGATACATATGAGGTGCAACAATGTTGTAATTCATATTTACCTTAGTTAAATCACTTTTAGGTCTTGTCATGTTCTCTGACATTTCCCATCTTAACATTTGCTCAACACCCATAACCTTAGCCCCTGTAAATAATACTTCTATTGTTCTTGAAACTCTTTCAAAGTTATCATTTTCAGGTGGATTAAATGTATCTGGTTTTTCTAATACTTTTTCTAAACCATTATCTGTATTTTTAACTTTAAATACTTGGTCTATATAAGATTTATATTCAAAATAAATAACCTGAACTAAATCATTATCTGAATTAGGAGATCTCATGTAAGCTTCTCTACCAGGATATTTTTGTATTTTTTTAATTTCTTCGTTGGTTAAATTAGGAAATTCCTTTTTTAACTCAGGTATTGTAATAGATTTTATTTCACCTACATAATAAAGATCTTGAAAATTAGGATCATTTGTATATGAATAAACTAAATTAGCAGGATCAACATAATCAATTACTACTCCTTCAGCTTTGTTAAAACTAGTTTTTACAGCTCCAATACCCACTGTAACTATATCTTCTGTAACTCTTTTGTTAATTAATTCGTATTTATTAAAATCTAAAACATTATTAATAACTTCTTCTTCAGCAATTTCTACAGATTGTTTATAGTTTAACTGCATATGCACCTCAAGTTCTTCTTTTGACTGTGGTAAATTAGCAGGATCAACTACATTGTAAACATCCACACCTAAATTTTGCTGTATATTATCAAGCAAAGGTTTTGATAACATGTCTCTTAGTATAGATGAAGCATAGTTAGTTCTTTGTTTTTGTGAAAATGGATCTTGAGCGTAAGCTTTTATATCATAATTTTTTGATGATATACCATTTACAACTATATCTACAAACTTAGGTATAATAGGTACGGGCTTCCAGTCTAAATTTAAATAAGATAAATCACCATTAATTGATAATTCATCTTTATATTTTTGTACAGGTTGTTCACCTCTAGCGTATAATCTTAATCTATTAAAGTTTTGAAAACCTTTTTGCCATCTCGTCCCGTTAACTCTTCCACCTCTAAACCATTCATATTCAATGGCTTGCCCTACTTGCAGACCATACTCTAAACTAAGCTTTTCTGCGACAGGTACCACCTGACTAGGAAAGGAACTATTAGTACTCGTATTAATCATCTAATTAATTATTTTTGATTTATAACCTTTGTTGTCATATTTAGAAAAATTTAAACTTACTTTTTCTTTTATAATTTCAGGCACAGGTCTATATTTATTTTTATTACAAGCCATGATAGCTAAGCCAGAGCTTATAGATGCATCATGTTTTGTTCTTTTGTTTATATCAAATGCAGCCCAGTCTTCTAATGTTCTTTGAAAATACATTGTTCCATATTGTTCGTTATTATAACCAACAAACATTTCAATATAAGATTCAATAGCCGCAGCGTGAGCTTGCTTAACATCTTCACTTGAATTAGGTATACCACCTATTTCTTTTTCAGTTACAGATAATTTATACATTGTTTTATCTGGTCTGTTCATAGAGTAACCTCTATAACCTCTTCTTTTTAAATGATATAATAATCTAGGTTTATTATTTTCAGCAAGTATTGGCATACCATAAAAATGTAATGCCATAAGTACATCTTCAAAAAATGTTTCAGCTGTTTGTGGTCTAGCTATATATTCTAAAAAAAATAAGTTAGGTGGACAAGTGTCCATAGTAAACTTAGTTAAACCATGTAATGCACCTTTTGATCCTCTACCATCTACTGTTCCTGATATATCATATGAGTCACATCCAAACGCTCCCATGTGTTCATTAGCAGGATATTTCATACCATTTTTAACAATAAATCTATTTTGTTGTTGAACATCTGGTACCCAAGAAACTAAAAATCTACCTTGTTTGCTAGGAACAAACTGAACGCTTGTATCTCTAATCCCACCTTCCCACATAAAATTACCTTGTGTAACAACATTAGAATTTTTTAAATCTTCATTATAATCTATTTGTTCGTAGATTTTTGTTAAATTAAATAAAGATTGTTTTGTCTCATCTCTAAAAGCATGTTTTTCTGTACGTGGAAACTGTCTATATAATTCATTAAGTGCATCAGGATCATTCTTAAGGCCATCTACTTCATTTTCCCAGTGTTCGATAACACCGATTTCAATGGGGAAACCATCTGGCCCTTTTTTAGGTTTTTCCGGTGTCTCAAAGACAGGTAATCCATAAGAATCAATGTATCCTTCGTAATTCCACTCCATAGGAATGAACAAGCTATATAATCCCGAGCTAGTCTGCCCGTTGCGGTTTCTTCTGGTAACGTCTGAGTCATCATATAATTTTTTATAATTTCTACCTCCTTTATCTAGAGCATTTGACGTCGAACCCATCATACACTTACCTATAATTCTAGAACCTAATCGTAAACAAGTTTTTGTAACCCTCCAGTTGTTTAATATATTGTCAGGTTTTTCCCACTTACCAGATTCATCATGTACAAGTAGTTTTAATTTTTCACCATCATAACTGTTGTCTCCTGTATTTTTCCAGTCAATAGTTGTATCTAATCCTTCTAATTCTTCAAGTTGTTCGTTACTATCTAGTTTACGTCTTGTAAACCTACTGGCTGGAACCCTGTAAGCAAGTTCTGTTTTTGGTCGATCCATACCGTCTTGAATCGGTTTGAAGAAAAACGGGTAGTTGACGGAAATTGGTACGATTTTATCGGTAAACATTTTCTTCGCATCAGCCCCTGACTTTGATAAGACACCGTATCTAGCATCACTAGAGATAGTGGCAAGGTTGACAGTTTCGCCTGATGCCATGAATGAAAAACCAGACCGTCTGTTTTTGAGGTAGCACATTCCGTAGCAACGTTTATCTGCTTTACAAGCTTCCCAGAATATAAAGAATAATCTGTTTGCTTCCCTAAAATCTGCTTGCCCAACATCAATCTTGGACCACTGCAGGTACATGTAATGAGTACCAGTAATATAAGTAGCTTTACCTTTATTAGTGAACCAATAGCCTTCGTGGCGCCTGGCAAATTCTCTATCAATATACGCATACCATTTTTCTTTAAAATCATCTGGATATTGTTTCCAGTCAAATATTGTTTTAATTTTTTTTAATGCTTTTGGATACTCATGTACTTGCCATTTATCGTAATCCTTATTAACATCTTTTTCTTTTGGTAATGCTATTTTTAAATTTTGTATTTCATAAACTTCACCTATTTGACCACTCTTAGATATAACTATAACATCGTGTTCTTTGTTATAACCGTACTCCCATTTTTTAGATTTATTTAATCTTTTTATTACATGGGGTTTTATATGGTCAATTACCTTATATAAAGTTTGCTTATACATTATTTAGATCTTCTTTCTGCAAATCCTCCAAAAGCTTCTTTTTTCTTTTCTTCTTTTGGTTTATCATTTAACATATCTTCTTCTTCTTTAATACGATTAAGTATTTCAAAAGCATCAAATATAGCTAGCTTTTTTGTTGCCGCTGCATTTTTTAATCTATCAGCTGATATGTCATCATCAGAATCAACTATAGCTTCTTTAGCTACCTTTATAAGTTCTTCAACCGCTCTGTGCCCAGCTTGGATTATATTCTTTTTCGTTTCCTTGACGTTCATATTTAATTACAATATCATTTGATTTCATACAATAAAGACGCTTGCCATCCACTATAAAATCATATTCACCAAACGGTGTGTAACCAACTAGGTCTCCCTCGTATATTTCTAACGCTTCTAAGGAACTATTACCATATTTTAGTATACCAATGAGTCTTTCTTCTAAATTAGCGTCTAGATCGTCATTGTTATGAATCGGATTTATAAAGCATCTATCACCAAAAGCTTTCCATTTGTCTTTAGATTTATATAAATAAACTTGATTTAATTGAACAAAATACATACCGTCTTTAAAATAAGACTTACTATTTTTCTCTTGCCCTCTTATATCAAAAAATCTTCTAAACACATTATGATGAATCATAATTAAATCACCTGGTTTTACAGGTGTTTTATAAGCTTTGGGTACAGCTATAACTTTAGCTATGTTATTAACAGATTTAAAACTTTCTGACTTAGTGTTAATTATTAGGCTTTTGTCACCTACCTTAACTTCATTATTATATCGCTGGCCGTAAGGCTCAACGATAAAATCAAAAATACTTTTCATTAGTATTCTAAATCATACTCAACGGATATAGCCATGTTAGAATTAAATTTCTTCCATGGCAATACCTCGTTGTTTTTTTTAATGTAAATGTTATAAGAATTATCTTCTGAGTCAAAAAGTATATGAGATATAGTGTGACCTCCATATACTGATTGAGTTAGAGAATAATGCATTGCATCAGTTTTATAATCAGATCCAATGCTGATCTTTCTAATAACAGATGACATTACTCCTTAACTTCTTCTTCTTTTTCGATAGGAGTATAAGAACCGTCTTCAAGATTAATGTTAATCGAACCGTATTCTTCTTCTAGTTCTTTTTTAAAGTCTTCAGTTTTTTTGTTAACTTCATGGAACTTAGCTAATACTGCGGTTTTTTGGGCTTCTAAGAAACCTGTTTCATTTAAAAGTTTGTTTAACTCTTTTTGAAAATCTTGAATCTTTTCTAATTGGTCTTTGGAAATTGATTTTACTTCACTCATTTTAATTTAATTTAATTGGTTATTAATGTATTAATATAGTTACAGGTTTTATTTATTTTTTAAATATACTTGTAACTTTTTCACTACTTCGTCCACCGAAATAAGCTAAAACAACAGCCATCATTACTTTTTCAAACGTGTCGTTCCAGGTTACTCCTATATGAAATGGTATTGATTCAACGCTGTCTAATATACCAGCTAATGAAAATATAACAATACACCACACTAATACTAATGGGCGTACGTTTTTAGAAAGCCATGAATCTGATATTGAATCGGCTTGCCATCTTGATGTAACAGCTTCCATTTCTTTATTTTGTTGTTCAAATATAAGCTGTTGTAGTTTTATTTTATCTTCACCACTTGCATCAGATTTACCGATAGCAGCAATAGCTTCAGCTGGTGAAGTTACACCACTTAGTACACTACCTAATGCAGGGTTGACTAATGATGCGGCACCAAACAATAGTTTACCTACTGTTGTATCTTTAAATTTTTTTTTAGGATCTGGCATAAGCTTCTTTTTCCCAAGGAAGATTTTTAGCACCTTCCTCCATTGTTTTTCTTGAGTAACGTTTACCTCTCCAGTAAACATTATTATCATCATAATCCAAATCACCTCGCTTCATTTGATCTATATGAATCTTTTCATGAGCGACTACACCTTGTATTTGCTTTGGATCTTTAATATCTTTATTAATTAAAATACTTCCGTTTCTGTCTGCTTTTCCTAATACACCTTCTTCTAAACTTACATTGTAAATTGGAGTGTTATCGATAACGTATGGTGGATTTATTTTAAAAGCCATTACTTTCCAGGAAATAATTTATTAAGTTTTTCTTTACGCTGTTGACAGCCACAGGGTATGTTTAAACCCTGTGATACTGAATCAACAACTTTTTTAATTCCAGTTGCCTTAGTGAAATCTTCTATTCTATCACCTAAGCCTTTTGGTTTCATTACGACCAAACAACGTTTGAAACTTCTATTCCTGATGGAAGCTTAACTTT